GCGCTCCTCCGGCGGGAGCGAGGAGGTCAGGTGCTCGTCCTCCTCCTCACCCGCCGGGGCCGTCGCGTCCAGCCGCCGCATCGGAGTGCCGACGAAGCCGGCCATCGTCTCGACATCGCGGGCCCAGCGCCGGACCAGCTCGGCCGGGTCGTTGCCGATGAGCTCGGCGAGCCGGGGGAAGCCGACCGCCTTGCCCCCGGCCTTCAGCCGATTCAGCGTGGTCCCCATCACCTCGGCGACCCGCGCCCGCCCGCCGTCCTCGTCCCGGCCCGCGTCGGCCATCGCCTCGATCAGGACGGGCAGATTCCGCTCCCAGTACGGGTGCACTCCGTCGCCCCAGCGCAGCAGGCCGCCGGCCAGCGCGAGATACGCCTCGTGCCGTCCGCCCTTGCTCGGCCAGTGCTGGAGCAGCACCGCGCCGATCGCCAGCAGGGCGACCTGCACCGCCAGCTTCCGGCCGTCGATCTCGGCCGGGCCCTGCGCCCCGCCCCACGGCGGGCCTTCCCACCGGTAGCTCTCGGACCCGCCGCCGCCCGGCAGCGGGGTCGAGGGCCACCAGACGGACGGCGGGATCAGCGTCTGCGCGCCGGTGCTGCGCAGCTCGATGATCATCGACCGGTCGGGCATCCGGTACTGCCGAGTCTGCGGCAGCCCCTCCTTGACCAGGTACCAGCGGTGCGACTTCGGCCGCCCCGCCCGGCCCGTGCTCATCATCGAGGGAGGCAGCAGGTCGTCCCTCAGCCGCAGCGCCTTGGGATGATCGAGGTCGACATCCACCAGGCCACCCGAGGGCTCGCCCAGCAGCAGCCCGATGCTCGCCGCGCCGGACTCCGCCCGCAGGTCGAACGCCTCGCGGACCTCCTCCGCGCTGGACCAGCGGGTATGAGTCCACGCCGACCCGTACGGCTTCTTCCCGCCGTCCCGGATGGGTACCGGGACGTAGCCGCGCTCGAACGCCTCCAGCGCGGCCTGCGTGTTACCGTTGGTCTTGGGACTCGTGGTGACGCCCATCTCGATCTCTCACTCTCTCTCTCAGCAGTAACGAAGGCCCGGACTCGACCTCCGGGCCTTCGCTGTGTCCGGGACGTCTCAGCCCTCGGCCGGGGCACGCGCCGGCAGCTTGTCCGGTGGCTGCTCGTAGACCACCTGGACCTTGGGCGCGTTGATCAGCCCCCGGCCGTAGCCCTCGACGAACCTCCCGATCACCTCGCTGATCGTGGTCTGCTCGAAGGTCGCCCTGCGGACAGCCCGCTCCCACCGATCGGTGTCGATCCGCACAGAACGGACCGGGCTGGAGCCCTCTCCGTCAGCCCTGCGATTGCGGCTCCTCGACATCGTTCCTCCCCTCCTCCTCCAGCCCGCGGACCGTCCGCCCTGCTGTCGTACAAGTGTACCACTTAGGTGGCCTTAGCCCAGATCAGGACCGCTTGCCGCTCGTCCTCCAGAGCCGCCACAGCTCCCTGGGCAGGCTCTCCTTGACCCAGCCGGGAGTACGCCAGCCCGGGCACTCGCAGAGCCACCGCGAGCACCTGGTGCCCGCCCGACGGTAACTCTCGTGCCATGCCTGGTTGTGCCCGCAGGTGCACTGCCACGGCTTGGGCCGCCACCGCGTCACGCGCGCTCCCCGACGTACTGGAAAACGAAGTTGCCGTAGCAGAACACGTTGGCCTCAGGACGGTCCACATCGACCCTGCGCAGCCCGTGGGGCAGCAGCTGGTAGCAGACGTAGGACGGAAGCAGCGCCGCCACCGAACGCAGCGTGTGCCCGCGCAGCAGCTGGTGCAGGTTCCACTCGATCTGGACCCACGCCGGCGGCCGGTCGGAGATCAGCTTCTGGGCACCCTGGAGGACCTCCAGCTCGAGGCCCTCCACGTCGATCTTGAGCAGGTCGATCCCCGGGTCGTCCTCGGGCTCGTAGTCGAGCAGGATTCCGTCGAGGGTGTGCACCCTGACCGTGTGCTCCAGCGTGGCGACCTGCGCCGCGTAGCCCGGCAGCTGGTCGACGTCCACGAGACTGGCCCACTCGCTGTCAGTCTCGCTGTAGTGGATCTTCTGCCAGGACTCGACAGCGCCGGCCGCCACCATCAGGTGACTGAACCGCCCCTCGTACCTGTCCCACAGCCGCGCGAGCGGGGCCTCACAGATCCCCAGCGGTTCGAGGGCCAGCACCGACCCATTGGTGTTCTCCAGCACCGCGAGGCTGTACTCCCCGCGGTTCGCACCGACGTCGACCACGTACGGCTGGTCGCGCTTGGCGATCACGTTCTTGATGAACCACAGCTCACCCGACCTGTCGAGCTGCCAGCCGTTGTTGTAGCCCATCCCCCGCAGCGCGAGGTGGAACAGCGCGTGGTTGATCGCCTGCGCCAGCCGACCCGGGCGAGCCAGCAGCACGGCGTACAGACGCCCGATGATCTCTCTCAGTTTCATGATCCCTTGTTCTCCTCGACCGATTCGTTCTTGAGTGATTCCAGGGCGAGGGCCAGCTCGTCAGCGACGCCCTGGTGGGCGAAGCCCTCGTCGTCGTACGGGCCTGGCACGTCACCCTTGCGCGCCAGGCGGGCCAGAACCTCCGCGGAGTCCTCCTGTAGCTCGCCGTTCGCAGCGAGCGCGCAGAGGCTGTCCCAGGTAATCAGCAGGTTGTAGACCGAGCCGTAGTTCCAGACCCTCGCCAGTGGCACCAGCGCGATGCAGAAGTCGGTGAACCGCGCCGCCGCCTCCTCCAGCTCGGCAACAGCCGCGATCTCCTCGGGGGTCATCTCGAAGTCGCTCACGCCTCCTCCCCGTACCGCTCGGAGAACTGCTCCTTGAGCCGTCGGTGAACAGCGCCCAGCCGCTGACGGCACTCCTGCGTCATCGCATCCGGCCGCATCCCGGGCCCACCGAGGTCGTGCCAGATCTCGTCCAACTCGGCGAGGGTGTCCCGATCCTCCTCCATGTGTCGATCATGCGTGCCGCTCATCACTCCTCGCCGTCCTCGGCGAGCAGCTCGAGGTGCCCGGTCACCAGCCGGACCGCGCCGGCCAGAGTCGAGCGGGTCGCGGTGAACTGGGTGATCTCCTCGATCTCCCGAGTGGGTGCCGGCGCAGCCACAGCTCCCCGCGTGGAGTAAGCGCCGGTCGGTGCCGTCGCCGGCTTGTCGACCTTGGTCACCTTCAGGGTGATCACGTAGTGGACGCTCACGACTGCGCTCCCAGCTTCTCGATCACCATGTCGGGAGCGCTCAGCAGCTCGGCGTGCTGCGAGCACCGGCGACCCCAGTACCCCTCGACCATGCTCGGCGTTCGGTAGCGAACGGAGGGCGCACCCTGGCATTGCGGCACGTAGGTGTTCGGCTGGTCCCGGTACAAGCTCTCCTGCCCGTAGCCGCCGTAGTCACAGATCTCATCGCTGAACGACTTCAGCTCGAAGCCGGGTGGTAGTTCGATCCTCATGGCCTGTTCCTCCAGAACTCGTACGCCTCGAGCTGCTCTCTCGACAGCTCGTCCTCCCGCTTCAGCTCGTACGCGGGCTTGCACGGGAACGTCTCCGGGTGACTGCTCATCACCGCACCGACGGTGCAGCCGATCATGTTCGCCGCCCACTGGCGGCCGATCAGCTTCTTCGGCTCGCCCATCAGTTCTCCTCCACCTCCCTGCCGGTGCGCTCGATGTAGCGCAGCACGGCGATCTCCACCTCGACCGCGGCATTCCGCCGGGCCGTGTCTCCGCCCTTGCGCGCGAGGCCAGACCACATCCGCCAGACGAAGGTCGGGCGGGACAGCTCGTTGATCAGCTGCCCGGCCGCCCGCACCGAGGAGTCGCCCTCCTCGCCGGCCTGCCAGATCTGCCCGCCGCCCATGACGTACGGCTTCTCGTTCATCAGCTGCTCATGCTCCCGACGTCGCTCAGGCCCCAGCGGGTGCCGGCCTTCACCTCGACCGCGAGCGGGACATCGAGGGTGCAGCCCATCTTCTGGAGCACCCAGTTGACGTTGATCATCCGATCGATCACCTGCCGGGCGACCTCCTCCCAGCGGTCCTGCGGCGCCTCGACAATGATGTTGTCGTGGACCGTGCCGATCACGTAGGCGTCGGGCACCGCCGTGGTGCCCGGCAGCCGGCCAGCGATCCACGCCGAGGCGATCTGCATCAGGTCGGAGCCGAAGCCCTGCACCGGTGAGTTGACCGCGGCCCGCTGCGCCATCAGCTCGAGCCTGTCGCTGCCGTCGTGGATGCCCGGCACCCGCCGCACCCGGCCGATGGGGGAGACCACCTGCCCGGTCGCCATCGCCTTCGCGATCGTGCGCTCGTGCCAGGGGCCGATCCCGGTCCACTGCTCGTAGAACGCCTGGAAGACCATCTGGGCCTCGTCCTCGGTGAACGAGATCCCGTAGACCGTCTCGGCGTACTGCTGGAAGCCGTACCACTGCATCATGTAGAGCAGGCCGAAGTTGGCGGACTTCCCCGCCTGCCTGGCCGGCGGCGTGACGTCGTCGAGGGTCAGCTCCTTCTGGAGCTCGGCGAGCCTCTGGCGATCTCCACGCTCCAGCGCCCTCGCCCGGTCATGCTGGTGCCCGATCTGCAGGATCTTCAGGGCCAGCATCGAGTGGAGGTCCTTGCCCTCGCGGAACGCCTGGAGCATCACCTCGCAGCGCGAGATGAACGCCGCAATCCGCAGCTCGATCTGGCTGTAGTCGAAGTCGAGGATCACGTAGCCGCGACGGCTCGGGACGTACGCCGGCTTCAGCTCGGCGGTCACCTGCTGGATGTTCGGGCTGTCCGAGGAGAGCCGTCCGGTCACCACCCGCGCGCAGTTGTAGGTGGTGTGGATGAACCCTCTCGGCGTGACGAAGCCGAGCCAGCTGCGCAGGTACTCCAGCTTCTTCACGTGACCGCGGTAGGCCAGCAGCTGGTCCGCCACCTCGCTGCCGGCCCGGGCCAGACGCAGCAGGACGCTCTTGCCCCACGCGGGCTGTCCGCCAGGCGTCATCGCGGTCACCCGCAGGTCTCCCGCGTCGCACGCCGCCTCCGTCCAGGCCCGAAACCAGTGGCTGGTCGGAGCGAACGAGGCGTCGGCCGGGTCCAGCCCAGCCTGCGGGTAGCGACTGACCAGCTTCTCCTTGAGCTGCGCCGCCTCGTCCTCGTGCTCGGCGATCTTGGCATGCACCCACGACACGTCCAGGCGCATCCCGCGCTGCTCCACCGAGGTCAGCGCGCTCACCATCGGCATCGTGCACCAGGTCGCCAGCTTGCCCAGCCGCGCGTCCTCGACCTCGCCCGGACCCTCGGGCTCGGTGTCCCGGGTCTCCGGGTGGAGGAACATGATCTTGCGCTGGAACTCCGCCAGCCCCCAGGCGTAGAACGTGTCCCGCGCGGCGTACAGCCCCAGGTCGAACAGCGGCACGCGCTCGGCCGCGCCCGGAGTGCTGAGGTCGAAGTCGTCCCAGCGCTCCACCCCGAAGACCTTGGGCGCCCGCTCCTTGAGCCTGGTCGAGGAGTTCTCGTCCAGCATGTGAGACCCCTGCATCGTGCACCAGGCAATCTGCGGCGCCAAGTCGACTCCAGTGTGCGCGAAGATCCACCGGCTGTCGAACTTCATGTTCTGGTTGATCACCGGCTTGCCGGCGACCTTGATGTTCGACGCGATGAAGCTCATCACCCGCACCCAGCGCCCGAGGAACGGGCTATGCGGGTGGCTGAGCGGCACTACCCAGGTCGTCGGCTTCCGCTCGTAGAAGCTGTCGCCCTCGTGCGGCAGCGTGATCGAGGCGAGCACGATCCGCGCCGGGTAGTTCCAGCCCGGAGTGTCCCGGGTCGCGTGCTCGTTCAGGCCCGTCATCTCCAGGTCGATCACCACCTCGGTACAGGTGTAGATCGCCTCCTTCAGGTGCCCCAAGGCCTCGCCGTCCAGCACCCAGGCCACCGACTCTGGATCGAAGTAATCCTCGCTCACTCCCAGTCCTCTCCGTTGATCGTCCGTAGCTCGAAGACCAGCTCGCTCAGCGACAGGTCGCCAAGGAGGTATCGCTTCCACGCCGCGTCGACCAGGGCGCGCTCGGCGGTCAGCCGGACCCGCTCCGCCTCCGCCAGCCCGTCGAGGTGCCGCTCGATCAGCACGATCGCGGGAGCGCTCTGCGGCTGCAGGTCGGCCAGCCTCGCCCGGGCCTTGGCCCGCATCAGCATGGACACGTTGTTGCGCATGTGCGGCTCGCTCAGCCCGAGGAACTGCCACAGCACCGAGTCGGGCCACTCCTCGGAGTGGACCGCCGGCAACTCCGTCCCGTCGAGCGCCGTCCTCCCCAGGTCCTCAGCCACGACCGTCCTCCAGCACCTTGACGCAGTGCCTGCACAGCGTGCGCTGACCCGGGTGCTGCTTGACCGTGCTCACCAGGTGCGTGGGCTCCTCCACGAACAGCAGCGGATCGACCAGCTTCGAGGGGTACTTGCACACCAGGTAGACCCACAACCCCACAACCTCGGCCGGGCCCATCCTGTGAGCCGGCGGCCGCCAGCCCACCGAACCCAGCCCGGAGGTCAGGTGGTAGATCGGGCTCATGTGCGCCGCCGCGTAGCGCGGCCGGATCCTCGCCGGCGTGCCGAAGCCGCTCCGGTTGATCGGCCACGGAACGCCCTTGCAGTGCACGTACCCGCGACCGCGCTGCTCGCTGTGCTGCCAGTGCGGCCGAGGGTCCAGACAGAACGGCGTGACCGCCGCCTTGGCGCGCCCGCCGCCGCCCTGCACCACCTCGAGCGTGGGCGTCGTCGGCACCGGGAGCATCAGCGACACCGACTGGTCGTACCTCATGCAGTTGAGCACGACCCGCGCCGTCCGGGTCTCCAGCCGACCGGTCCGCGCGAGCTCGTACTTCGCGTTGATCATGGGCTCGAAGTCACCGCCGTATGTGGAGGTGTAGCCCTCGGCCGTCTCGCGCAGGTGGATGTCCTCCCGCACGTGCCGATCCGTGTACTTGAACTCGGGAGCGCTCAGGCTCTCCACCGGCGTCACCTCTCTTGTCGCCCACCTCATGACCTCTCCTCCCTCTGCCAGGGCACCTTGTCCAGCAGCGCACGCACGTGGGCCCGCGCGTCCGGCATGTCCGCCAGAAGCTCCGCCCGCAGATCCTTCAGCAGCCGCGCGGAGCACGTTCCGCAGCCGACCGCCAGGAACAGCTCCGAACTGATCTGGGTGAGCACGATCGCCACCGTGCCCTGCCCGAGAGCGACCGCGTGCCCGCACCGGGTCTGCTGCGCACCCGACTGCACCTGATCGCCCACAAGGTGAGGCAGCGACATCCACGAAGGCCGCCTCCACACCACGATCGCTTCTTTCCCGCGCCTTGATGCCAGCACCACGTCTCGACCTCTCTCATCTCAGGGCCGGGCGCGGGCTCGTCACCCGCGCCCGGTAGATCGCCTACTCCTTGAACTGCTTGGGCCAGTTGCCGAACCTGACCCCGTCGAGCATCGCCACGGCCAGCAGCTCGATCTGCTTCGCCGGAGTCTCGCCCGCCCGATCCAGTGCCGTCGCCAGCGCCTGCAGGTCGCCCGCCACGCCCGCGTCCGGGGCCAGCGCCACGCAGACCGCCAGCTGCAGCCGAACAGCCTCCTCCTCGATCTCCGCCTGCGGGAGCGCGTACGGCAGGCCGCACCGCGGGCAGTAGCCCTGGTCGACACCGTCCTTGACATAGGTCGCGTGCCCGAACTTCGTGCAGACGTCCGTGTGCCCCTGAAGCACCGTGCGCCCGTCGGGGACCGGGTAGTCCCACTGGTAGAACTTCTCGCTCTCGGTGATCTCCATCTCGATCGCTCCCTCTCCGCCCGTCTGTCGTACGTACGTAGTACAGCCTACACCAACAAGCCCGCCCCCAGTCACTGGGAGGCGGGCTTGTTGACGCAGGGTTACGAACTACGAGCCGTACACGCCCCGCGCCCGGGCGTCGTTCCGGGGCACAGCCGGGTCCGCGTTGCGCGGAGCCACCCACACCCCGATGAACCCGACCACCAGCGCGCCGGCCACCTTGCCCCACTCCTCCGCCGTGACGCCGTCCGGCCAGACGGCGACCAGGACTCCGACGCCCGTGGTGATCGCTCCGGCGATTGCCTTGGACACCCTTGCCAACATGGCTGCTCTCCCTCTCCTAGTGCTCCACTTAACCGTTTAATCACTTAGTTAGTTACTCCCTATTTCTAAGAAATAGGGAGTAACTAACTAAGTCACTAAGTGATCCTTAACGAAATGATCAACGAGACGACACCGATCAGCAGGGACACGCCCACGAAGACCGCGCCCAGCACCGCCATGTTCGCACTCGATCCGGCGCGCTTGTCGGCGGTGGTCTCCTTCGCCCCGACCTGCGTCCCCTCGCCCCGGTCGAGCCGAGACTCCACCGAGCGGATCTTCTCCTCCAGGCTCTTGATCGCGAAGGCGAGCTGCTGCCCGAGGCCGTCCAGCCGCTCCTTGGTGCCTTCCTCGGACTTGCCGATCGCGAGGGAGCTGGCGGTGTTCTGCTCCTTCACCGCCTCCTTGGCGGCCGAGAGCGCCGCGGCCAGCGAGCGGTCCGACTCCTCGGCGGTCTGCGTCGCCCGCGCCTCGATCGCCTTGAACCGCTCGCCGGCTACGTCCTCCACCCGTCGGATCGTCAGCTCGAGGATCTCGCGCAGGCCCTGCAGGTCGCGGCGCCACTGCGCCGTCGCGGCGTTGACCGCGTCGGTGGTGAGCTTCGTCGGGTCGGGGACCGGGACAGAACCTCCGCCCGCCGTGAGGTTGTCGTCACCGCTCACGGCTGCCGGCGGCCCCACGGCCCGACGACACCGAAGGCCCAGTGCGCCGCGAGCAGGGCGAGGCCGATGAACAGCAGGCTGATCTTCCCGGTGTCGGCGCCGAGCAGCTCCAGCAGAAAGCCGAGGATGAAGACGATCACAGCGAGCAGCGCGAACATGGTCTACTCCCGAGGGCCGGTGGGCGGGACGTCGTGCTCAGTGTGACGTGGCAGCGCGCCCATGCCTGCCGCAGCGTGGTCCTCCAGGTGGCGGGTGATCAGGTCATGGGTCCTCTGACCCTGCGACTCGATCCGCCGCCAGGCGGCGCGGGACTCCTCGGCGTACCCGTTGCCCATCGGCTTGGAGTAGTCCCGCGCCGCGACCGCTGCCTCGTTCGCCTGCTCCGCCTGGTCCTTGGCGTGCCCGACGTCAGCCTTGGTCGCGTTGATCCTCGCGATCCCCCAGGCCGACAGCGCCGCCGCCACCGCCGAGACGACGACACCGATCGCCGCGATGATCGCTACCCACACATCCTCACCCATCCTGGCCGCCAGGCGACGGGCGGCCGGGGTCTCGGGCCGTCATGCCGATCTCCTCAAGTGTTACGGGTGGGAGCGCTCTCGGGGACCTAGGTCCGGCCTACGACTTGGGCGGTGCCAGCGGCTGGGGCGGGGGCGGGACCTCAGCAGCCTTACGGGTGGTGACGAACTCGTGGATCGCCTTGACGTCGCCCGCCACCTCGGCCACCTGGTCGCGCAGCTCCTCCATCTCGACGGTCAGGCTGTGCACCATCGAGTAGGTCCGGTTCAGCTCGGTCAGCGGGTTGATGTCCGCCTTGCCGTCGAGGTCCTTGATCTTGTAGTAGAGCAGCGCCTGCTGAATGTCGTGGATGTCCACGGTCTCGTTCTCCTGGGGGTCGAGCGGGTGCGAGGGGATCGTCTTGCCGTCCAGCGACCGGGCGAGCTGGGCGATCACGTTGCCCGGGCAGTCGGTCATGTGCCAGTCGCGGTGCGCCCAGACTTCCTTGCCGGCCCCGCCGTGCTCGCGGGCGTCCTGCACCAGCCACGAGCCGGCCGCCAGCGCAGCCGCCGTCGGGTCCTTGCCGGCCTCGTTGATGTGCACGAAGGCGTAGCTGATGTCGTTGCCCCGATTCGTGCCCTGCGCCGCCGTCCGGACGCCGTAGCCGCGGCCCGGAAAGACCCAGCCGTGCTGGCAGAAGCCCATCGTGTAGGCGATGTCCACCCAGCCCCGCGCCGGGCCCATGTGGAAGCTCTGCCACTCCTTCCAGATCGCGATGCAGGTCGCGTGGCTGTGGATCGTCGAGCCGGCGCCTCCCCAGTGCAGCGTGGAGCCGCCGGCGCCCGGGCGGATGTTGAACGAGCGGGACCGCGGGTTCGCCATCCCCAGCCAGCTGCGGGTGTACTTCCCCGCGATCCCGGCCGCCATCAGCGAACGCCGCGGTCCACCGGCAGAGCGCTGCCCTGGACCTCCTCGCGCACGACGTCCGGGGCCAGCTCCTGGCCGCTCTCGTCGAGCAGCTCGGGGTGCGGCTGCTCCTGCTCGGCGATCGAGGGCTGCTCGCTGCGCACGCGCTGGGCGTCCGCCTCCTCGGGGACCAGCGCCACCGGCCCGAAGTCGCCCTCGGCCACGGCATCGCGCGGCTCCGCCTCGTCGTCCACCTCGGTGCCGTCCTCGAGGTCCGGCTGACCGTGGTCGACCGGCACCTCCTCGACGCTGCCCGGGACCACCGTGGCGTCCCCTGCGGTGTCCGAGGCGTGCGGGTCCGCCGCCTCCACGTTGACGGTCTTCCTGGCCATCGTTCCTCCTCGATCACAGTGCTCTGATGATGTAGGGCACCGCCAGGTACGGCTGCAGGTTCTGGTGCGCCGTCCCGCTCCCGATGCTTCCGGTGTTCCCCGACACGTTCCCACTCACACTGTGGCTGTGCCCGCCGTCCGAGGTGGTCGAGCCTGAGAGGCTGTGGCCGTGCCCGCCGGCCCCACCGGTGTCGGAGGAGAAGCTGCCGTTGTTGCAGGTCGACCCGGCCGAGGCGTTCATGTCCGACCTCGTGCTGCTCGCGTTGACGTAGCCGTGGGTATGGGTTCCGTCCGAGCTGGTGCTACCGCTCAGCCCGTGGCTGTGGTCGCCGACCGAAGCCGCCGAGCCGGACACCAGGCTGGCCGAGAAGGTGTGCTGGTGGCTGGGCAGCTCCGCCGCGCTCAGCGCCACCGTGGCCGCCCCGCCCGTCGCGCCCCGGGTGTAGGTCGCCCCGCTTCCCACCGGCACCCGGTCCTGGTAGTTCGGCAGGTTGAAGGTCGTGCTGCCGTCGCCGTTGCCGTAGGTCGTCCCGCAGACGGCGAAGAGGGTGGCATAGACGGTCCTGCTCGCCGTCGCGCCGTTGGCGAACAGCCAGTTGGAGCTTGGCGGCGTCGAGCCGGCGTACGGCATCATCGCGCCGATCGGTGCGTAGACGTCGGCCCCGCCCTGCGAGGCGCCGAGGATGATCACCCGGCGACCGAAGAACTGGACCCAGACCCTCGTGCCCACCCGCAGGTTGTCGCTGTCGACCAGCCGCTCCGGCGTAATCGGCATCGGCACCGTCTCGCCGTCCAGCTGGATACGCAGCGGCGAGAGCTGTGTCACCGTCGACCAGCGGTAGGTGTTCTCGTCGCTCTCGGTGGCCTGGCTGGGCGTGGTCTGGTCGGTGTTGTCCAGTCCAGCCGCCGCCGCAGCCACAGCCGCCGCGGCCGCCGCTGCCTGGACCTCCGCGTAGTTGTACGGGGTGGGAATCGTCACGTGACCAGCCTCATCGTGGTTGAGCAGAGCGCCGTCGGGTCCAGCGGGATCGAGGTGTTCACCACGTAGCAGTAGGTATCGAGGGCCGCGCCCGGGTTGACGAACTTCACCACGCTGTTCACGTGCAGGTCAGGCAGGAAGACGTGCCGCAGCGTGATCTGGTTCGTCACCGAGGCCGCCCGGCTCAGCCTCGCGCGGGCGATGGTGTCCAGCGTCGACTGGTCAGCGGCCTCCACACCGATCTCGGTCGCCGTGATCCACCGCCCGCGCGAGGGGAACGAGTAGGGACTCTCGGGGTCGACGTTCGTCGCCAGGCTCACCAGCGCGGCGTTCGTGCCGTCGCCCTGCCCCACCACCAGGTAGCGGTTCGGGATCGAGTAGATGTCCCTGTCCCGCCTCCAGGCCGGATCCATCAGCGACCGCGCTCCGTCGCTGAACGGCGCGATCGACTCGTACACCGGCACCCGGTCGGCCGGCTGCACGTACGGCACCGCCTGGTACTGCCCCCAGCCGTCGCAGAACAGGCTGAAGTAGCCGGCCACGTCGAGCAGGTCGTTGATGATCTGCAGCCGGGTCTTGCCCAGGTCCCAGACCATCGGTGCCGCGAGCACCTTGGTGTCGGCCTGGATCGCCGGGTACAGCTCACCGGTCTCCGCGATCAGGTTCTGGACCAGAGTGATGATGTTGGCGCCGGCGGGTGCGCTGTAGGCCACGATCTCCACCGGATCGCCCGAGGCGATGTCCTGGTCGAGGATGCTCAGCTTGTCGGCCAGCTCCACGTCCCGCCGCATCCCGACGTCGCTGTAGTCCTCCACCGGAGCCGCGCACAAGAACACCCCGGCCGGAACCAGCTTGCCCATCGGGTCGTCCCCGCCGCCCAGCCGCGCGATCCGGATCATCGGCCGAATGCGAACGTTCAGCCAGTCCACGACCTGGCCGGGCCGGTCCAGCACGGAGAGTTTCCCGGTGGACTTCACCGCGCTGTAGGCGTCGATCGTGATCTCTCCCGAGGTCACGCCCTCCAGCTGGCCGATCAGGTTCTCGTCCGCGTCCAGCAGGTCGAACTGGTAGTAGGTGACCCGCCCGCCCTCGAGCACCTCGTTCTCGTCGAACAGAACCAGGACCTCGTTGCCCTGCCCGGGCTTGCCCGCGACCAGGATGCTGCCCCGGGTCGTGCCGACGGCCGCCACCGTCCCGGAGATCCCGTACCGCAGTCCCGCCGTGCCGCTCGTGGTAGCCGTAGCGGCCACTGTGCCGCTCGCTCCGGCCACCAGCCGCGCTGCCCCTACCGTCGCGCCCGTCGCCGCCGTTAAGCCGCTCACGGCCGCCCTGGCGGCTCCCAGCGTGCCTACCGTCGTGCTCGTCGCAGCCACCGTGCCGGACACCTGCGGAAGCGCCTTGATCGGGTTGCCGCTGACGGTCGTCGTCCCCGCGACGGTTCCCGCCGCCGAGAAGAACCGGATCGCGTTGCCCGTGACGGTGGTGGCTCCCGCCGAGGTGCCGGCCGCGGCCAGAATCGCCGTCACCGTGCCCGAAGTAGTGGCCGTCCCGGCGGAGGTCCCCGCCGCGTCGTTCGCCGTGCCGTCGGTGAGCTGGACGTCGTCCCACAGCGTGGTGTGGTTGGTCGTACCCGCGCCGTTGTTGGTGGCGATCCAGATCTTGCCCGCGCTCGTGTGCGTCGAATCGGTCCCGCTGAAGTCGTAGCTGACCGGCTCTCCGCCGGAGATCAGCCAGACCTTGGCCTTGATCGTCGTCCCGACGGCGTACAGCTTGAAGCCGTACTGCGAGCTCTGCGCGATCGTCGGTGCGCTGCTCAGCGTCGCGATCGTGTTGAAGCCACAGCTGTTGCCCTTGGCCAGGACCGGCTTGCTCCCCACCTTCAGCGACAGGAAGTAGCCGTTGCAGTTGGCGCTCGGCAGCAGGTCGCCGCGCACCCAGATCTCGGAGAAGCCGTTCGTCGAGGAGGAGCTGAAGGTGAACTTCCCGCTCAGCTCCAGCGCCGCCACGTTCGAGCCGGTGTAGGCCGCGATGAGCTGGTTGGTGGAGCTGGAGCCGGCGTTCTGCTGCCCCTGGTTGCCCTGGATTGTCGCCGTGCCGGCGGTCCCGGTGTTCGAGATCGACCACGTGCCGCTCCACGCAGCACCGTTGGATCCGGTGAACGGGTCGTTGAAGATGACCGTCACGGGTCACGCCTCCACGAGCTGCACGTAGCGCTCGGTGAAGTCCACCTCGGTCACGCTGAACCCCACCTGCCCCATTCCGGGCCAGAGCGTGTCCTTCACGCTGATATCCGACAGGGTGCCGAAGAGTCGCCGCCCGGTGAAGTCGCGGTAGCACACCACCTCCGAGGTGATCCCCGCCTCACTCCACGCCGCCGGGGGCGAGTCGTACGTGCACAGATCCACCGCCGAGGGGACGGCGCAGCGCTGGTCGTAGAACAGCGAGCCGCCCACTGAGACCGCGCGCCGGGTGTTCTGACCGACCAGCGCCACCGGCTTGGGCCGCCCGAGGAAGTACTGCTGCGCCTTCACCCGGCCGGTCGTCTCGGTGATGTCCAGCTCGCCGTGCACCCGCAGGTCGAACTCGAAGTTGTCCCCGTAGCTGACCCAGGCCCACAGCGGATCGCCCTCGTTCAACCCGTCGGCGCCCTCCACCACGAGCAGGGGCATCGTCGCCCGACTCGGCGTCGCGCTGACCGCCGTGATCCGGTACTCGTTCACCCCGTGCGTCGCCGGCAGCGTGTCCAGGAAGTCGGTCGGGATCAGCAGCCCGGTCGCCAGGGTGACCCAGTCGCTGCCCGGCGTCCGCCGCTCCAGCGTGATCGACTCGATGTCGACCGTCACGCCGACCACCGCCGCCGTCGGGGCGAAGTGCAGCAGCACCGTCCCGGTGCACAGCTGGTACTCACCGCTGGAGGTCACGTTCGCGGGCGGGAAGAGCACGTAGGCAGTGGTGATCGAGGAGACCGTCGACCAGATCCCTAGGGAGGACTTCACCGCGATCGTGACGACGTAGCTCGTGCCCGACACCGCGGCGTAGGCGAAGATCACCGACGAGGCGTCGTCGAAGCCGTTGATCTCCTCCAGCAGCACCGTGCCGGTCGAGTCGTACAGCCGCACCTGGTAGCCGGCCTGTGGATAGAGCTCCGCCTGCGCGTAGACCCAGCTCGCGATGATCTTGTAGGTGTTGGTCGAGGACGTCGGGAGCGTACGGGTCACCGTCGGCTTGGTGCTGCCGGTGACCGCCGCACCCGCGCTGTTCGGGCCGTAGCCCGCCGCCACGATCCCCTCGGTGCGGACCCTCCACAGGTACGGCACGCCGTTGCTCAGGACCCCCGGCGCCAGGGTGAAGCTGCTCGCCGTCGAGGCCACGTCCGTCGCGCCGGCCAGCGCCGTCCAGGTCGACCCTGCGTTGATCGACTTCTCGATCGTGAAGTGGGTCTGGATGACCCCGGTCGCTCCCGGGTTGTGCTGCCAGGTGAGCACCGCGCCGTCGTTGACGAAGTCGACGCTGGAGCCGTTGGGGCTCAGCAGCGTCGGCGCGAGCGGAGGCGTCGCCGCCGGCACCGTCGGCGCCACGGCGTACGCGCTCAGCAGCGCGCCGACCACCGCCGCCACCCGGTAGGCGTTGGAGACCGTGGTGTTCGCGGTGTTGTCGGTGTAGCTGGTGGGAGTCTTGCCCGCCACCGTGCCCAGGTCGGCGAAGGCTCCGCCGTTCACCGAGCGCTGGATCTTCCACGTCCCGGTAGCCGGGTAGGTGTACGCCTGGTCGGTCCAGGTCGTCGTGATCGCGCTGCCCGTGCTGTTCATCGCCGAGGTCACGCCGCTCGGGGCGGCCGGCGACATCAGGATGATGTTCGACTCCACCCAGGCGGAGGAGGCGAAGGCGTTCTCCGACCTGATCCTCAGCTGGTAGGCGTGGTTGGCCTCCAGCCCGTTCTTGACGTAGCTGGTCGCCGTCCCCGAGACCGAGGCGATGCTCGCCCAGCTCGCCTCCGTCCACGCCGTGGCGCCGTCCCAGCGCCGCAGCTGCACCGTCTGGTTGTTGTAGGGCGCCGCGGTCGTCGCGTTGCGGGTCCAGTTGAGGGTGACCTGCGTGTCGCTGTTCCTCGTCAGCACGACCGCCGAGGGAGGAGCCGGCGGGTCGTAGGGGCGCGGCGGGATGTCCACCGTCACCGTGACGAACGGGATCGCGTTCATCCCGTCGTGCACCTCGGCCGACAGGTGCAGGTGGCCCGGGCTGCTGCCGAAGGTCGAGTAGGTGTAGGTCCAGGTCTTCGTCTCGCGATAGACCGGCGAGGTGCCCTCGTTGTTGGTGAAGGCGGTCATGCCCAGCGGGAGGTCCTGGTAGTAGTTCAGGTGCCCGGTGTTGCCGTGGTAGGCGTACTGGTTCTGGGTGTAGACGTCGATCGTCCAGGTGATCGAGGGCGTGCCGCTGGACACCCCGGTCACCGAGATGTCGAAGCCGATCCGCATCTGGTTCCCGCCGGAACCGTTCCACTCGCCCCAGATGATCGTGCCCATCAGACGTTCACCCTTCCGCTGCGCTGGATCTTGCGAGCCGTCGCCCGGGCGTTCCCGATCATCGACAGGAAGTCGTCCAGCGTGCGCAGCTTGGCCAGGTCGTCGATCGAGAGGTACAGCGCCACGTTCACGCCGTTCGCCCCCGGAGGCCGCAGCTCCTCAGGACTGCCGGTCTGGTTGTTCACCAGGCTCAGACCCTTGGGCAGCACGCCGCCCGAGTCCATCAGCAGCGGACGCCCCAGCACACCACCCCGGGCGAAGGCCGCTCCAAAGCCGCCGTCGAAGTCGCCCAGCCCCTGGCCGATGATCTTCGTGACGTCCCCGGTATGTGGCGCCTCCGCCCACTGCCCCGAGCCCATGTAGAGCTCCACGTGGTGGGCCGGGTAGCCAATGAACCCCAGGTCGCCCGGCTTGATCGCGCCGTACATCACCTTGCGCAGCGCGGCCTGCTGCTGCTCGGACGTCCTCGGGATCGACACCCCGCCGGCCGCCAGCGCCGCCTGCGTGAAGCCCGAGCAGTCGAACTGTGGCCCCGTGCCTCCCCACAGGTACGGGATGCCCAGGTGATCCATCACCCACGCCTTGACCTTGGCGAAGATCGGCCCGCCCAGCTGGTCGTAGGCGGTATTGAAGTCAGCGAAGAGGCTGGTCACCTTGGACACCACGCTGGTGAGCAGCTTCTCCCCGGCCGCCGTCGCGTACTGCGGCACCACGCCGCCTCCCGGCACCGACGGCATCAGCCCCTTCAGGTAGCCCAGCGGATTGCTCAGGGCGTTCCAGATCGCCGAGGACGTGTCTCCCACCCACGAGAGCGCGGAGGCCGACTGGCTCTTGATCCAGTCGATCACGCCGCCGCCGGCGAAGTTGCCCGGCCCTGAGAGCCGCCCGGCCATCGCCTGCTTGTTCAGCATCGCGATCCCGCGCGCTCCACCCATCGCCTTGGTGAACTCGGGGCGCATGATCGCCTCGCCGCCGCTCAGCGCGAGCCGTCCTCCCGTCGGACTCCAGAACTCGTGGATGTCCCGCCCCGGGCTCCAGCCCGGAGTCACGCCTCCGGTGGCAAACGGCAGCGGAATGTCGTCGATGTGCGGCCCGCCGACCTTCTCGCTCAGCCAGTTGAAGCCCTTGATCAAGCCGCCGTTGAGCACGGTCTGGATCACGAACTTGATCGGAGCCTTGACGATGTCCTGGATCTTGTCCCAGGCCGTCTTGATCGCCGAGACCGCGGTGCCGAAGGCGTCCCCCAGCACGCTCAGACCCTTCTTGAACGCCTCGAACACGGGGCTCACGACGGTGTCCCACACCGTCTTCACCACCGACCCGATGAGGTCCATCTTGGGCTTGACGTAGGTCGTGTAGAGGTCGGAGAACCAGCCTCCGACGATCTTCACCCCGGCCACGATCAGGTCGAAGATCCCGCTCACGATCGCCCAGCCGGCCTTCACCACGGCGGAGATCCCGTTGAAGGCGGGCACGACGGCGTTGTTCCACAGCCAGGTGAAGAGCGTCCCGAGGGCCGAGATCGCCGTCCCGACGAGATTGAACAGCGGGATGATCACGAGCTTCCAGACAGCGAGCGCGATGATCTCCACGGCCTTGAAGGCGAACTCGATCAAGCCCGAGAGGGTGGCGAACGCGGGACCGAAGGTCGAGGTGATCCAGTCACCCACCGCCTTCAGAACGGCCATGATCCCGTTCCATGCGGTGGTGATGTAGCCCCACAGCGTCTTCGCCCCGCTGGAGATCGTGTCCCAGGCGCCAACCAGCCACGGCACCACGCTGCCGGTGATCCAGTCGACCACCGCCCCGATCGCGCCCTTCACCGCGCCCCAGGCGGCGTTGACGATGTCCCGGAAGGTCTCGCTGTTCTTGTAGGCAATCACCACCGCTGCCACGAGGGCGGCGATGCCGATCACGATCAGAGCGATCGGGTTGGCGTTCAGCGCCGCGTCGAGGGCCCACTGAACCGCCGCCCAGACCTTGATCGCTCCCTGCACGATCCCGAGCTGGGTGATGTACGCCACCAGGCCCGTGCTCGCCTGGTACGCCAGCACCGCGGCGTGCGCCTGGGTCACCACCAGCAGCGCGCCGATCGCGACCGCCAGCGTCTCGGTGAGGGTCTTGTGCTCCTTCAGGAACCCGATCAACCCGGCGCCGGCCGTGACCACCGACACCATCGCGGGCACCACGTCGTCGAGCAGGATGTTGAAGACCTGCCGCGCCCAGAAGCCCACCTCCTCGAAGAATCCGGGCATCCCGGAGGAGGTGATGTCGTGGTCACCTGCGATGAACGCTCCGACGAACGCCTGCACCGAGCCGGTAATCTCCTTGAAGACCGGCACCACCTTGCTGACGAAGACCTCGCCGATGATCGCGCCCACGTTCTTCGCGACCGGTCCGAGGGAGTCCAGCGTCGAGGTGAAGTTGCCCATCAGGGTGGGCAGCTGGGAGAACGCTCCTCCCAACAGGTTCGCGCCGAGCCGCCCCAGCGCCGCGCCGATGTTGTCCATCGCGCCGCCGAAGGTCTTGCCCGAGGCCAGCGCCGCGCCACCGAGCCCCTTCTCCATGGCGGTCTGGAACTCCTCGAAGCTGATCTTCCCAGCCCCGATGTCCTTCCGGACGTCCTGCATCGACTTCCCGAGGGACTTACTCAGGAACGACACCACGGGAATGCCCGCGTCCTGCAACTGCTGCAGCGACTCGCCCGTCAGGTGCCCGGCGATGGCGACGTCGCTGAAGTTGTCGCTCAGCATGTCCATGCTGGTGCCGCTGATCGTCGCGGTGTCCGCCAGCAGCTTCAGCGTCCGGGTCAGGTCCGTGCCGGGCTTGACCCCCGACGCCACCAGGATCGCCGAGGAGGCCACCGCCTCGCCCATGCTGAACGCGGTCCCCTTGACCGCCGACAGCGAGCTGTTCATCACGAGGGCGACCTGCTGGGTCGACATGCCCAGGCCCTTGAGCTTCGCCTGCGCGTCGTCGATCGTCGTCAGGCGGCTGAACCCCTTGGCCAGCGCTCCGCCCAGCAGCGTCGCGATGCCGCCGCCCACCAGCGCCGCGCCGGCTCCGACGGTCTTGCCGAGCACCCCGAGGATGTTCAGGCCCGCGGCCTTGGAGCCGGGCTCCGTCTGCTTCGGCAGTTCCTTGTTGAAGTTCTCCGCGTCAGCGCCGACGGTGATGATCGCCTCGCCGATGACGTTGGGCATCGGGACCTCCCTCGAGGCCCCGGCCCATGGCCAGCAGGCGATACATCGGCGTCGGGAGAATCACGGAGCGCCTGGTCGGATCGTACTACTGGCCCAACTGGGCCTGGAGAGCGTTGAAGGCCGCCATCTCCGCCTCGACCGACCAGGGACCGACGGGCTCCTCACCGGGCGGCGGGAGCCACAGCTGAGCCTCCACCCTCGCCACGTCCTCCGGCGTCGCGCCGTCCGTCATCCAGAACCACACCAGGTGGCAGAACCGCTCCACCGACAGCTTGAGCGGGTCCACGCCCCGAGCCGCAGCCCACCCGTCGAAGTTGCGCCAGTAACGCTGGGTGTGCTCGAACAGCCTCAGGGCTATGTAGTAGGGTCCCCGGTCGCCGCCGCGATCAGCTTGTTCATCAGCTGGAACAGGTGGTCGATGTCGAGCTGGTCATCGTCGTCCTCCAGCCGCGCGTGGATCGGCTCGAT